TATATTTTTTTGTTTTATATTTTTTTGTTTTATTTCTTTTATTTTTTTTTTTACTTCCGCCACCAGGTGCTTCTCCTTTTTTGGTCTCTTCTATTGCTGGGTCTAATTCTAATTCTGATGTTTTTGCGGATCCGTCTACCTTCTCAGTTTCTTTTAATTCTATAGCACCCTCTAGTAAAAAAGTTCTTGCAGAACGCGGAGAAAGTATTTCAATAAGATGTAGCATATCTTGTTTTTCCGTACTACTTTTTTTTAATTTAATTTTAGAATGATTTAAAGAATGTATTAATTCACTTATTTTATCTATATCATCAGGCACATTCCAATACCTTGGATGAAGAACAAAATTAAATGGTCTTCCTGATAATTGTTTTATCTCATTTCTTTCATAAAATTTTTGCGTATTAACATCTGGAACACTTTCTAATACAAATCCTGTTTTATTAATTGGAGGTAGTCCTTCTTTAAGTCTTTGCAATTCATTTTCTTTAATTGTTTCTACAATATAACAAGTTAAACATTTTACAAATAAAATTAATACAAAACCGACACCTTTTAATAATTCATGACCACATAAAACATCTATATTTAATAATACCCATGGATTTATTACTTGTCTTAATCCATAAATAACAAAATCTTTGTTTATAAAAATATTTCCATACAAAAACCCAGCTAATGAAGAATTTGATTTGTTCATTAAACAAATAAAATAATCTGCGTGTTTTACATGACTGTTTATATATCCTTCACCCAATTCTTTACACATAAATTCATTTGTTTTTTCTAAATGAATTTTTTTAAAATCACATACACTTACAGTATCTGTTAACTTTGAACAAGCTGTCATAAAATAACTTTGTGTATCGAATGTTTCTTGTGTTACATAAATAATTATAAAAAAATCATTTGGCGTATCACTTAAACTAGGAATAAATTCCATATATAATATCAATATTTAAGTTTTTACTGATGTATTATATTAAATCTGCTGTTTTACTTGTTGTAATTATACTAAATCATATTTCTCTCTAAAATTTTCTAAAGTTAACAAAGGTATATTTAATTTTTTAGCTTCATATGTTTTACCAGTATCTTCTGAAATCGTTTTTACTAAAACAAACGAAGTATTTTTTGATATAGTAGAACTTATTTTTGCACCTAAAGAAATTATTAATTCTTGCAATTTTGCGTCTCTAAATCCAGTTAAAACAATATTTTTTCCATATAATGGGTGTGTTTCATCTTTAGATTGCCCTTCTTTAAGTTCATTTGAAATACTATTTATTTTATGATATAAACCCGCAGTAGTTAAAAACTCTATAAAAATGGGAATTTTTTCAACAAAAGCCTCTGCTGTTTTAACGGCAACACCTTTTATCTGTGACAGTCGCTTTATTTTTTCATTAGCGTGAATTGGAGATAATAATATATCGGGTTCTGATGTCATAATGGTTGTTAATTTTGTTTCACTAAACCCTCTTCCAAATATGTTTGACGCTGACATAATCGTAATCAATTTTGCTTTTTCCGTTCTCTCTTTAATCCCTTCAAACAATTTTGTTGCCATTTTTATTTTAAACCCTTCTACCTTTAGAAAATCTTCCATGGTCATTTTTAAAATATCAGGAACCGTTTTAAACCCTGCTTTCATTATTCGTGTAATATTTCCAGAACTTAATGCATCTACTTCAATCCCTTTGAAAAATCCTGTTATATTTTTCTCTCTAACGGTTTCATCTGTTTCTGAATTTTCTAGTATAATATCTATTTTTGTATCATTCCATTTATACTCAACTTCAGGCATTTTTGCTATTTCTGCAGGAGTAATTATTTTTCTTATATGTGGTATTACATCTCCACTTCGAATTATTTCTATAACTGCACCAACACCTATTTTGTTTTCATGTATAAAAGCGGCATTAAATCCGGTTGCGTATTCAATACATACACCTGCTAAGGTAATCGGTATAATTTGCACTCTTGGTTTTAAATATCCATCTTTACTCGGTGTCCATAGCACATCTACAACATGAGCCTCTGCTAATTGATCGGATAAAATCATTTTAAATGCAAATGCGTGTAATGGATTTTGAGTGGTCCTTTCATATATAGCATCATTTGTTATAATTAAACCATCAATTTCATAAATAGAACTTTCTCTCCATTGAATTAATATATCTGATAATTGTTCATTTGAAATATCTTTTTCTATTTTATAAAATACAGTTTGCACATTTATCTTAGAGAGAAAATCTAATTGGCGGGAAGGAATATATGACGGATGTATAACTTCATAAGCAACAAAATGAACGTCTTCAATATGTTTATGAACTGTTTTATTATTTATTATACCTGCTACTAAGTTACGGGCATTCGCAAATTTTTCTGCGTATTTTTTGGCAAAAACTTCTTTCAAAATGATAAATTCTCCTCTTATTGTAATATTTGCAAATTTCGGTAACTGTAAATATGGAATTAAATGGCTAATATTTTGTCCAACTTTTCCATCACCTCTAGTATACAATTGGGGGATACCTCCTTCTATTGTATATAATCCGCTAACTCCATCTAATTTACATGATATAACATATGGTCCATTGTACGTATTTTTCCATTGTTTTAATGCATTAGTATCTGGTTTAATTTTGTCCATAGAAGCCATCGAATAAGGTAAAACAACTTTGTTTCTTTCTACTTGTGCACCTATATTGTCTTCTAAAACATATTTACTTGAAATATACTCTTTTAAAACATCAAATTCATTATCGGAGAGAATAGGAGTATCATTATAATATTTTTTATTTACTTCTTCTAATATTTTTTTCAAGTCTTCTTCATTTAATATTGATAATACAGAAATTCCCTTTAGTTTAAAATGTTGCAACGTAGAGAGAATATTGATGTCATCTTCTTCAATAATTATTTTTTTTGGTTTTATTATAACAGCATTTCCATCAATACGTTGTTTTGGGTCTTTATATACTAATTTTAAATAATTAAATATGTCTTTTTCACTATAAAAGGGGTCTTCTACTTTTTTCTCTCTAGATAATTTATATAACCCGTGTTCATTCATACTATAACCCATATCTAATGCTCGTTGTCTCATAACTGTATTAAATAATTTACTTCCTGTGAAATATAAAATAGCAAATGGAAATTCTTCTACTGTTGTATAAAGAAAATCTACTCTGCGATAAAATTCTGAAGAAGGGATTTTTGCAATAACTAAACATTTTGTTGGACCTCTAGAGAGAATTTCTTTTATTATATTTTTTGATTTTAAATAATCTACAAAATTTGTGTAATTATTTTCATCATTTGAAGTTATTATTACATCTATATCGCCAGATGTTTCCGCTCCTCTTCTATAAGACCCTACTATTTCATATTTTGACTGACTTTTATCTTGAAAATAAGTTTCAAAAATAGTTCTGTATTCTTCTATTTCTGACCTCGGGATCCTTTGCAATATATCTTTATAATATTTTAATCCTATACGCTGGACGTCGTTTAATAGTTGTTGGTTCTCTCTAAGTTGTTCTATAGTATATACATTTTTATCAACTAATTCTTTTGCTTTTTTTGGACCAATCCCATAAACTTCTATAAAAATATTTACTGGATTTTGTTTTTCCGTTTCTATTATTTTTAATGTTCCTGTTTTTATATATTCTTGCAGATTTTCCATAATAGTTGCGCCAATATTCGGCAAACCTTTTAATTGTATTGGGTCTGTAATTTGTGTTGGAAAATGTGTAATTGTATTTTGTGCTTTTTGATAAGCACGACTGCGAAATGGTTCACCTCTTTTCTGCATAATATCTGACATTTTTTCCATTAATGCAATAAAATTTGATTTTTGATCTACGTTCATGTCTTGTTCTGATTTACATTTATTTTTATGTTTAATTTCTTTTCAATTATAATTTTAATAATTTTTATTTTTTAATTTAGATAATTTTATTTATTTATTAATTTAAATAATATAATATTTATATTATATTATAATGGATAGACAAAAACAAAAAGCTATTCAAGACTTTCAACAAAAAAATGCCGATGCCGCTCCAGGCACCGTTCCTGGTCCAAAATATCAAAACTGGCTTATAAAAGCCGGGCCTCCGCCGCCATTATTTACACCTTCTAAAATTCCCCCAAAAGGCGGCAGAAACAAAAGAAAATCAAGAAAATCAAGAAAATCAAGAAAATCAAGAAAATCAAAAAAATAATTTAGATAAAAAATAAAAAACAAAAAATTGTTACATTTTCTGTTTAAATTACACACTTATAACAAACTACAACAAATAAACAAACTTTATAACAAACTATAAACAAACAAGCCTTATAACAAACTATAAACAAACAAGCCTTATAACAAACTATAAACAAACAAGTTTTATAACAATCTAAAAGAAATTTATCATAAATCCAAAACTATAAACCTAAAATCTTGTTGCGAGGGCATGGGCCTTAGCTGCTTCCGAGTGATATGCCTGTTGCCATTGTTGTAACAAAACGTTCATTTGCATCAGTTGTTCCTGAAGTTCTGCATTGGTTCGCTCCAATTCTGATACATATCTGCCGTCAATTGACACAATATGCCCGTCTGTATCGTCTTCCAATTCAGCCATTTGTTCGAAATCTTCTTCTGTGTATTCATATTCGTCGCGACCCTCTTCTTCAAAAGCTGCGTGGGCTATCTCGAAATCTTCTTTGGTCCATTCAACTTCGGCCAACGGCTGCGTAATAGCAAGCATCTTTTGCAAAGGCACTTCTTGCGAAGGAGGCGTTGCCGTAGCAAAGATACCCTTTGATGGCAGCGCCGGAAACTCTGTTAAGTCCGAAACTGAAAAGCTTTGTTTGTAATCGGCGTCTCTTAGCAAAACCGGCCGTGGAACAAGACATTTGGATACTATCACTGGTTCGGGTTCTGATAAAATCAAACGCGCTTTGCGTTCTCCGGCAACGTGCTTTTTCTGAACATTTTCTAAAATCACCCAAAACCACGGATCATCATAAATAATCCGAGCGCCCTTTTCAGTGCAAACTTCCTCCTGAAATCTCGCAGTGTTGGCATCTTGCGACCATTCCGAAAAGTGTACATACGCTGCATTGTACTCTTTTCCTTGTTTATCGATCTTTGCAACAAAGTCGACACGACTTACCTTACCCAAATCCAAATGGGTTTCAAACACGTTCTTCACATATTCTTTCCCAAAATTGGAAAAGACGTATGGAATGAAGACCGAGAGTGATTGATTGATTGTGGTGATTGACATTTTACTTGAAGCAAACGAGTTTAAACAATTATGCATTAACTATAACATTTAAAAGCATTTCAATTTTTTTTTAAAATAATAAAAAATTGAAAATACTAAAAATTTATAAACAACATTTCAATTTAATTTTTATTTAAAAATTTATAAATTATAAAAATTGTAAAAAAGTGTAAAATTGTAAAAATTATAAAATAAAAATTTGAATTAATTTTAATTTTTGAACAACTAAAAATTTATAAATTCAAAAATATAAAAAAAATTATAAAATTATTTAAATTACAAAATTTATAAATTCAAAAATATAAAAAAATTTATAAAATTACAAAATTTATAAAATTTATAAAATTATTTAAATTACAAAATTTATTCTTCGTCAGCTTGTTCTGCAAAATTATCTAAAATATTTATAAATTTTCCTACAATTTTTCCATTAATTTTGTGTAAATCCCTACCCCCATAATAATTATCTTGATTAAACAAAAACGCATTAACTAATTCTTTGAAAGTAACCCCTTTTTCAAGTAATTGTTGATGAATAAAATCAACACTTGGGGTCATTTGCTCTAAATCGTCGACTTGTTCTTCAAAATACTCGTTGTCTTCTGTTTCTTCTTGTAAATCTTCTGCTGAATGTTCTTCTCCTAACAAATTTTCGGTAAAGAAACGAAAGCCACGAAGAGCATAGTCATCATACATTTCATCATCTTCATCATCGTCGTCATCATCCTCATATTCTTCCACTTCTTCAACTGCTTGAGCCATTTCTGCGCGACATAAAGGGCATCCAAACCCTAAATGGGCAACACTTGTCATCAAACAATGTGTATGAAAATGATGACCGCACTCCGTTGCAGTAAAATCTTTTGCAGATTGTTTTTCAATAATTATATTTTCCATGCAAATAGAACATTCAATATGTTCTGTTTTTTCTTCAACCGGTGAAACATCATCCGGTTCTCCTCCATTTTTTATAAATTTTATAACATTTTTTGTCATTTGCAACTGTGCAAAATGCAAAGAAACAAGAGAAATTGCGGTAAACACCGTTCCTTCCCAACTATCCAAGAATAAAGATGAGGTCATTTGAACGATTTAATGATTTAATTATTTAACGGTTTAAAGAAAGATAGTTCAAATACTTTTCAAAAATTCATTTCAATTTTTTTAAAAATTTAATTAAAATAAATATAATTTGAAATACTAAAAATGTGTTCTCATTATTAATATATTTAATTTTAATTTAAAAAAAAAATTGAAAACAAAAGATATAAAGAAATAACATTATATTATATTAATCAAAATGAACTGCGTATACATCCCACGTGTTAATATTTCTACTTCTGAGATGGAAGTTAAGTGGCATATGCATGCCTTTGAAATTGGCACCGTAAAACGTGTAGACTTTTCTCCTGTTGGAAAAACTCCGGGGTTTAAGTCTCCTGAGAAAATTGTACCTTATAAAATGGCTTTCGTTCATTTTGAAAGTTTTTATGATTCCGCAGATGCACAACTGTTTGTTTCTACTTTAACCAAAGGACAATCATTCACTATGCAATTTGAGAAACATTATTGGATGGTTTTGCCTGCGAAAAATATAGTTCCAGAGACAACCATGAACATTCATCAAGTTGTAGAAAATTGCCGCTTCCTAGAAAAAAAATTAGAAGAGCAAACGGCTCTTATCGAGAAACAATCCGCTTTTATGGAAAAACAATCCGCTGTTATGGAGAACCAATCAGTTCTTATTCAACAACTAAGGTGGAAAGATAATAGTTCTGAATGGAATAGTTATAAAACAACAAAGGAACCAGATTATGAAGAATGGAAGGCAGATTATGAATGGAAGGATCCAGATTATGCAGATGTAAAAATGGCAGCAGATGAAGATGTAAAAATGGCAGCAGACGATACATTTGAATACCCATTTTTCGAAATGGCAGGTCAAGTAGAAGAATGTAGTGTTAGTGATACTAGTTCAGACATGCCTAGTCTAGTAGAAATGGAAGATGGCGAACACACAGAAAAATCAGAAATACATTTGAGCAAACAGTTTACAGAAAACTTTTGTGGGAATAATTAATTTATAAATATTAAATAAAGTTATAAATATTAAACAAAGTTATAAATATTAAACAAAGTTACAAATATTAAATAAAATTATAAATAATTATAAACATTTTTTATTTAATTATAATTTAAAATTGATATAATTTAAAAAAACTAAATTATATTAATTGAAACAACATGCCCGAAAAAGAAGAATTACTTATTTCAAAAATGATTTTACATTATTCTGAAAATAACCAAAAAGATGTTATTGATTATTTAACTTCTTTAAATGAATTTCAAAAAAAAGCATATTTTATTGCTTTTGATCATTTAGGGTCGTCTTTCAATATAATTAGAAGTAATGGATTTAAAGAATGGAAAAAAAACAAAAATACTATTGAATAAGGGTTTGATTTTTAAACGTAGTATTATTTTGAAATCTTGGGTTTTTAATAGTAGAACGAAATTGTTGTTTTTGTAATTTTGCATTTAATTTTTTTTGTTGTAATATTTTTTCATTCAGCTGCATTTTTTTGTTTATTTGAACTACTTTTTTTACCAATTTTTTTATTAATTCAAATAATGGATTAAATTTTCTATTTAAAACGTTATACAATTTTATACCTAATTGGGTTGTATCTAATCCAACAGTTACTCCATTTAATACAATCATTACAAACGCAAACACTTCTCCAGCTACCGGTATTACTTCTATCATATTTTGTAATATTAATATGCCTTTTGTAGAAAATTTTTTAATAAATTGATTTATTTGAGCATTTGTTAAATTAACAAACTTAGATATAAATTCTCTCATAATACCTTTTTTTTCCATTTTTTCCAAAGATGTATTAATATCATCCATGTTGTTTGCTTTATCTATTGTTTTTGATATTTCTTTTATATCTTTATTCATTTTTTCACTTGTTCCTGTTAATTGACCTGAAACACCGTCTACTTTATTTAATACACTTTCTTCTTTTAAACCTCCTGTTTGAGAAGAAGAAACAGGACTTGTCGCTTCTTTTATTAATTGACCTGTTTCTACAAGTTGAGCTCCTTGTGAAACAACTGGAATTTCTTTTAAAGCAACCTCTTTTGCGGTCTTTGATGAACTAGATATTGTATCTTTAAATATACCAAAATTAGCTGGATTTGCAGGGCTCATACTTCCCCATATTTTTTTTAATAAATTTTTTTGTCTCTCTGATATATGGGTAAAAGCAAAATGTATTTGTTGAACGGTGCTTTTTATAGCATCAATCCCTAATATTTTATATGTTTTTTTTAAATTTTCTTGAAATATAATTGAAAATCTGTTTAAAATAATGACCGCCAAATTTTTATTAAATTGTTTATTTTTTTGTGTTTTATTCATTTTATTTTTATTTATTTTATTTTTAACCATTTAATATACTAATATTGTTTATTTTTTTAAAATCTGAAAAACTTAACCCGTATTTTTTATCAACCACTTTTTTATCTATCTTTTTTAAAAATGAAAAATTTATTAGTTTTCCTTCATACGTATATCTATTCGCATTTTCTTTTACCGCTTTATTTTGCACATTTTTTTTAATTTGCTGAGATATATTTATTTTTCCATTTAATGATGAATTGTTATAGTTTTTTAATTTTGCAAACACATTTTTTTTATTTTCTTTTTTGTTTTCGGCTCTTTCGTTTCGTTCAAGCATTTCTTCTTTATTTTTTTCTTCTGCTACATGTAATTCTTCTTCAATATCTACAAAAAGAAACGTACAATGACATTGTTTTACAAATTTTCTTCCTACTGTTTCTAAATATCTATATGGAATTATATAATCACTATAGTATTTGAACGTTTCTCTCTTATGATCATATGTCATTAATACATTTCCTAATGGTGTGGTTTCCATTACAAAACAATTTTCTAGTTGTTGTTTTTTTTGTAATTGTTCTTCATCTGTATAAATTATTTGATTTTGTTTCCATTCCGTTAAATATTTGTCTTCATATTTAACAACAGGATCAACCGGTTCTTCTAGTTCATTCTTTTGTTCTATTTTTTCGATAAAAAAACATTTAAATGTTTTGTTTAAAGAATAATAAATATTATAAAAAATTGTTTTATTAGTAAAATTTGAAAAATAAAACACAATAAATAAAAAAAAACTAATTGTTTCTAAATTCATACAATTATATTACTTATTTGTTGTTTGTTTAAACTATTATTTTTATTATTCTTTTTCTGACAACAAATCCATCAGTTCTTTGTTCAAATTCGGTAATGTAATTAGTTCATATGTTTTCTCCTCTGTTTCCGGATGTAACCTTACCAATACTAATTCTTTTACGATTTTTCCATAATTTCTCTCTATAATTGATTTATATGTATTCAACTGCAAAGCATAATGCCAAAAATTTGCATCAGGAAAATGGCAAATCGCACTTGTAATCGCATATTGATTATATTGATTTATTCTGGATATTTGTTTGCATCTTTTCCAATCATAAATAGAGAGAGACCCGTCTGGATTTTCATACACCATATCTATTGATCCAGCTAGTTTGTATTTTTCATCATATATCACCCATTCTGTTCTGTAAGGTTTCAAATGTGGATGATCATGTATAAATTGAATAAAATATTGCCATTCTATTGCCGTTGTGTCTGTAAATAGTGGATTTAATAATATATATTGAGCATATAAATCTTCATGAGTATAATGGGAAGGAACCAGTGCATTGTTCATAAAACATTCAATTTCATAATGTAAATCAGTTCCGGCTTGGGCTGCCGTATTTGATGACCATTGTTCTTTTATTTGTTCGGCTGTTAATCCCCAATATTTATGCCCTTCTTTAAATCCTTTTCCTTTCATCATTTTCTTGATAATTTTATCTGCGTCGAATTTGGGAAAATGAGTGTGGTTCCATGTGGTGACAGATGTATAGGTTGAAGAAGGGTCCGATAATATAGTATATTTATGACCTAATTCGGTAAATTGAATATTTTCATCACGCAAATGAGCATTTTGAATAGATAAAATAGTTGATGTATTCATTATAATAATTATGTACTAATGTTTATAATGAATTATTTATAATCAATTTTAATTTTATGTTATTTATTCGAGTATATTCGAGGACCCGATGTTTTTTCGTGGTTACTATATAAACGAAAAAAAAGATCGAGACACGATCCCGACCTGATCCCAATTTTGTGACATTGCGATGATTATTATTTTATGGATTTATTATGTAATATCACATTTTATCGAAAAAGTAACAACGACTAAGCCACCATTAGGCTGTAATCCCTCCCATTAATAAATACCAGGTCGACCCACTTGAAAGATACAAATTGAAAATAAGTGGTGCTTTACTATAAGAAAACAATATTATAGATCCAATAGGATACTCTGCAAATGATGGTAGTGTATCTCTGGTTACAGTTTGGGCAATTATTGACGGTCTCGAAAACACTTCTTTATCTTCACTATAATAGAGAGGTTTTCCCGGCACAGTTGTTAAAACATTTCTAATTGGAGCAATATAAGTTGCGTTGTTTATACCTGCTACAGCATCAAATACGTTGGATGTTGCGTTAATAACAATAGTATTATTTGGTTGATTGTTTACTCCTGCGTTTGAACCAATTGCTACTGAATTTGAACCTTGATTTGTTTGTCCTGCACTTTGTCCAAGCGCAACTGCACTATCGTGTTGTCCTGTATATCCTGCACTATTTCCAATCGCAACTGCACTATCACCTTGAGTGTTATATCCTGCGCTATTTCCAACCGCAACTGCATTTACATGTTGACCTGTATATCCTGCATTTACTCCAACCGCAACTGCACTATTACCTTGATCGACATATCCTGAATTGTTTCCTACTGAAACATTATCATTTAAAAATTGTAATCTGCCAGATATTTTTATATTTCCATTTACTTGTAATTTTTCGGAAGGATTTGTTGTTTTAATTCCAACATTACCAGAATTGTAATACAGAATTGATTGAATATCTGATTTCCACGGGCTTTCTCCTGTTGCGCCTGTTGCGCCGGTTGCTCCAGTTGCTCCTGTTGCGCCTGTTTCTCCAGTTGCGCCTGTTTCTCCTGTTGCGCCTGTTTCTCCTGTTGCGCCTGTTTCTCCTGTTGCTCCAGTTGCGCCGGTTTCTCCAGTTGCGCCTGTTTCTCCTGTTGCTCCAGTTGCGCCGGTTTCTCCAGTTGCGCCTGTTTCTCCTGTTGCTCCTGTTGCTCCTGTTTCTCCTGTTGCTCCAGTCTCACCTGTTGCTCCGGTTTCTCCAGTTGCGCCTGTTTCTCCTGTTGCTCC